TTGTAATGGTGATGTTCTTTGGGGTAATGACTTTGATGCTGAAGATGTATATGATAATGATGAATATTTATTTGTAAGTAATTATAGTTGTAAAGATTGTAATGCTTCATATGAAGTATGTCATGGAAAGAAAGAAAATGAATAGTAAAAAAATGAAACCAATAAGAAGAAAAGCAAAGCATATACTTGTTGAATGGCTACAATCTTTGTTGTCTAAACAAGAAGCTAGTAAGATTAATTATAAAAATGTATTTGATTTTATTCCTAATCAAACTCATTATTATGATAGACAAGAACAATTTAGACTACAACCCTGGTCTTATAAATGGATAGTAAAAAAATTAAAAAGAAATCCAGAGTTGACAATAGATGATTTAAATGCTATGTTACAACCAACTGAAAAACAATTAAGAAGAATGGATAATATATTATAATGCCAAGTAAAGAAATGTTTAAAGGTGTTGCTTACGATAGCTTAGATAAGCAAGTTGATGGAACACACTACAAAAATATGAAAATACAACCTGCTCATTTTATAAATGAGAATCAATTACTATTTGCTGAGGGCAATGCTATTAAATATATTTGTAGACACAAGTTAAAAGGAAAACAAAAAGATATAGAAAAAGCTATTCACTATTTAGAAATGATAATGGAGAGAGACTATGACTAATGAATCACAGATAACACAATTAGAAAAAAGAGCAAGAGGTTTTCGCAGAATTATCTCAGCATTAAATGATTTACCTATGTATGGTATTAATCCACACTTAGATAAAATACTTCATGTTAAGATTGATGCATTAAAAGACCATCTTAAATTAAAGATAACAAGAAACAATAATAAGTTAAATGAAATGTATACTGAAAGTATAGATAGTTTAGCTGATGATGATGGACAACAAGGAGAAGTTGCACCTGTTGTTATAGAAGAGATACATAATAAAGAAATTATTAATGACAAATAATATCGTGGGTTTAAATGGTAAAACTATTAAGCCACCTGAAAAAAAAGAAGTTTATAATTTAAGAGTTTGTTTAATTGGGTCGGATGATTTAGATATTAAAAGAGTAGAAACATTTGGTGTTGCCGAAGATGGTTTCTTTATGGTTAAGTCTTTAGACAATCCTAAGTTTCCTATCTTTATGACTAGTCCTGTTAGGATTAGAACCATAGAAACATATAAAGAAGGTGATACTCCTATGACTAAACTTAGAAGCGAGAAGACCGATGATGACTTTCTTGTTGACTTATTGAAAGAGAAGCATGAAAACCAATCGAAAACTTAAACAAAAGAAACGAACAAAAAGAAAAGAAGCACACCTAATGGGCTTCAAATTAATTATAAATAATCAAGGACAATTTATTACTGAGTTATCTAAATATCCTTTAGATAAAATACATCTTCATTTTAAAAAAGAAAATGCTGGTGTAATAAAAGCTTTGTTAAGAGAGTGTGATGCTAAGTTTGGTATGTTGTCTGAAGACTTAGAAAAAATTGCTTCAGATGTTTTTCACTCTTAGGATTCAACTATCTCTTTAGGTACACAACTAAATCTCACATACAATTTTGCATCATTAATTTGTTGTTTAGTTAAATCACTTCCAAATAAAATTTCATATCCATCACCCATACCATGTTTAACACAATCATAGTGTGTATTATGTTCTGTAATTACTTGTGGCATAACGCATTGAGGTTGTCCAACTGAACATAACATTATTGTTAGTATATATATTTTTGCTGCTGTCATTATTCTATTATTTTTTTAATTGCTTTTGAACCATCTATATTTTTTTCAAGTTCAGCTTTTACCTTTCCACATTTATATTCTATATTATCATTAGCTGTTCTTTCAGCTATTCGTTTTCCTTTTAAACAATCACTCATAGCAGGTTGTATTCTATGTTCAGTTAACTCTCCTGCTATAAACATACATAGTGCTACAACTGTACTAATGACTTGTTCCATTTGCTCTTACCTTATCTTTTAATTCTTCTACATCATTTAAAGATTTCTCTAATTGAGATTTAAGAAATTCTATATTAACTTTGTTAGTCATATTTTGTTCTTGATTCTCAATTAATTTTTCTACATCTTCAAACAACGATTCTATTAACATAAATTGTTCTTGGTCTGTAGGTTTCTGCTCAGATTTTTTTAACAAGTCTGCTTGAAATAATTCTCTTGATGTTTCTAATGATGTTAGTCTTGCTGTTACTTCTGTATAAGCAAATACACCCATAGCTACAGCTACTACAATTCCAATCATATTTTTAACTGGCATACTTACTGATGTGTCTTGTGATATTTTCATTTTACTGGTCCTCCAAATAAAGCTAGTAAGCATATCATTATAATTAATAGTGCTGTAAATCTATAATCCATATTACTTACTTCCATATTACTTTGTTACTTTTTTACCTTTATTAATACCTTCTTTTATTATATAAGATTGAGTACCATTTGCACCAATCTCTACTTCTTTTCTAAGATTCTTAAAGATGTTCATCTCTTTAAGTTTTCTTTCAACCTTTTTTTTAAACTCTTCTAGAAGTTTTGTGTCTCGCATTTTTTCTTTTCTTTCTTAGTATGTTTACTCTTGAGTGCCATAACCATGTAGTAAACTTAATTGAATAAGTTTCTAACCATGAAAATAAATCATCTACTACACCACACAATTTATAAAAAAAATTATCTATCATATTATTTCTTTACTAACGAACCACCAAAGTATAAACCAATAATAGCTGATACTAAGTTAGTATCTAATGGTGTAATAACTAAACTATTAGATGATAGTGTTACCCATTTCATTATTTCTTTTTCTGGTATAAAGAAAAATCCAGGTTTAAATTCTAAGTAACCTACAATTACACTTACATCTGGTTGGAATATAGGCATTAGTTTTGGTAATAGTACTATAGCAAATACAGCAGTCAATGCTATAATTCTTCTAGTCCATTGGAAACCTTTGTTATCATACTCTCTAGCTTCCTTAAAACCTTTTTGTTGTACTTCTGCTCTTTGTATAAGCATCTTTTGTTCTGCTTGTTTTGCTTTAATGCTTTGAGACCATAGACTCATTACTCCTCCAAGTACTGTAGACCCTAGCATTGTTATCATTTCAAATGGCATTTTATTTATCTCCTTTTATTTTTTTAATTATAACACCTGATGTTCCTATTTTATATTTACTAGGTATTTTTTCTACAGTAAACATCTCACCTAAAATACCTTTAATATATTCTTCTAATTCTTTTTGACTATATCCTTTTTGAAAAGTTTTTTTATCTCCCTTACCAAATATATAACCATCATTAAATGGTGTAGCATTCTTAGAAGCTTGGGCTGCTTTAGTAACTTCATTACCTCTTGTTGTTATAACAGCCATACCTTTATTACTAATTAATTGTGATATTTGTCTAACAACATTTGCTCTTTCAATAGGGTCTTCAATTACATTTAATACATTCGCATTAACAACACCATCTTTAGAAGCAAATCCTTCTTTAAATATAACATCATCTGCTGATTTATAATCAGGAACTTTTCCTTTAACTTTAATAATTTTTTCTACTGGCACAAAAGGTTCGTGATTTGTTACAATTTTATTTGTAAATTCTTTTGAACCTAAACCTAAACCAGAACCAAAATCATGTACAGTTTTAACATTAGCATCATCAAATATCTTATTAACTTTTTTATATGTACCTACTGTAGTTGATATTGCTGTATCACCTCTCTTAACTGCAGTTTTTGATAAACCTTTAGCTATAGCTTTCCCTACTATACCACCTATATTTTTTTGTATTCTATCAAAAGTAATACTTGACATTAACTTAGCTAAACTTTCTGCTCTAGTTCCTGTTTGTTTATTCCAATTTGTTTTTCCAATTTTTTTACCTTTATCATTATAGTTAAATAGCATTTGATTTGCTGCTTCTTTATAATCTTTTCTATTAACAGCTTCTAACATTTTTTTAAAAGCAGGTAATTTTGTACCTCCAATTTGATGTGCCATCTCTACTAGTACTCCATAAGCTTTAGGGTCAGTAGTATCTTTATCTATTAGACTGTCAACATCATTTCTGGCTACTTCTAAATCTCTATTAAATATATCTTCAGCTTGTTCTTTAGTTAGTGTAGATAATTTATAACCATATACTTCTCCACTATCTCTTTCTTTATTAGTTAACTTATGACCATATCCTACAGTTATTTCCTTTTTCAACTGAATCATGAACTATTTCACTTGTATCATTATTAAATAATTTATCATTTTCATTTATTTTAATTCTATCTTTAACATCTTCAGAGATTGTATTATTTAATTCCATTACAGGTAAACTATTTTCATTTGTTTTTTCTGGTTTTGCTATAGGATAAATTACTTCTTTAGCTGCTTGTTCTACTGCATTTCCAGTACTATATTTTTTTCTTTTAACAATACCTCCTATTGCAAAAGGAGTTAAACCTGATTGTCCAGTACCTGATGTTTCTAAACTTTTTAATGGTGACCCAAATATTTTAACAACATTTCTTCTCCAATTAGGTAAAGGTAATAATCTTTCATTTATAATTCTTATTGCTCTATCAGTATTACCACTCCATGCAGCCTGTCCTGCTTCAACTGGTGCTGATGCAATTTGTGCAGCAGGTGGAAACAAAAACCAAGGCTCTCTAGAACCTGGACCAATAAATCTATTAGCAACTAGTTCAGGTAAATATCCAAACATACCAGATAATCTAGCACCTTCAGCCCACCATCTACTATTATTAGCATCATAATCAGTTACAACTTCACCATGTTTTGCTATCTCTCTTAATGATTGAACACCAGAATAAATAGGAAGTACAGCTAAAGTTTTAACTAAAGTTTTTGCATTTCCATTTTCCATTCTCTGTAAAATTTTATTTGTTTGTGCAGATTTTGCCATTGCCCAAGATAAAAACTGACCCATTAATCTTACCCATTGATTATTACTTTGTGTAAATAATAATCTATTAGATACTTGTGGTATTAATGCATCTCTATTTGCACCTATAATACCTGCTTGACTTAATACTTTTTTATTATTACTAACTTTAAGTGCTTCATCTAAATTTTTAAACTTTCCTATTTGTAAAGCTTGGTTAGCTTTTATGCCATAATTATTTTCTAAAAAATATGTAATTTGTTTTGCTTGTCTTTTTTCTAAATTACCTTTAGTTGCTAATTTATTTAAAGTCTTAGATAAATAATGAGCATCAGCAGCAGCAGTATTATATGCAAATCTTCTAGCATATCCTGTTAACCATTGTAAACCTAATGCTTTAAACATAATGTTATTAATTTTTTGTGTAGGAGTTTTACCCACCCATCCAGTATTTAACATAATATTTTTACCTTCAAATCCAGCAGATTTTTCTAAACTAGATGTAATAGCATTATCTATATCTTGATTTAATTGTTTAGCTAATCCTGTTTCTCTTTTATTTGTTAATGCTGTATCTTTAAATCCTTTAATAACACTTCTCCAATTAGCAGAGTTTTGGAAAGGTTGAACAATATCACCTAAAGATGATATAGTAACTCTACCTAACATATTTAAATTACCTAATGTTGCTAATATACTAGCACTAGATTTTGCAGCACCTGTCATAGCTTTACCATATCTATCAAAGTATCCATCAATACTTTCTGATACTAATTTTATTTCTTGATTAGCAGCATTAATTGCTTTTTCTTTTGGTAAGTTAGAATTTAAATATTTACTTTTTATTTGTTGCATTAAAGGAGTAAGTAATTCTCCATTAGTTCCAAACTGTCTAGCAAATGCTATAGACTTAACTGAATCATTTACAACATTACTTAATATAGAACGAGCATCATTTACTAAATACCCTTTCTTTTCTAATACTTCTTCTACTAATTTATAAGGACCAACCAATGCTCTTTCTTTATCTATATGGTCTGATACTGGAGTTTTAATAAAGTTTCTATTTTTTAATGTATTACCATCCATTATTTCTTTTAATACACCAGCATTAAGAACAGTATCTCCAGAGGTAGTATGTCCTTTATAATAATTTTCTGCTGCAACTGCAGACCTTAATTTTCCTTTATTAACTCCAGATTTAATTGTACCTTTCATACCTAAACTTTCATAAATACCTTGTACAGTTTTTAAGAAAGCTTTCTCATCTTTTTTAATTACATCGTAGTTTAATAATCTAGGAAAATAATCTTGTATTTCTTTTTTAGAATAAAACCCTGAACTATTGTATAAATCTTTAAACTCATCCATATAACTTCTTAGGTCTTTAGATAATTTTTCTACATTACTAGGAGTATCTTTTGTTAGTTGCTTACCTCTATTAATAGACACAGCAGCAGCTATTTCATCGTCAGTATATCCTTTAGTTATATCACTAATTTTTCTAAAGTAATATCTTTGCATTTGTTCAGCTACAGCAATTGCTGATTTTTCTTGAACAGAAGAATCTACTTCTCTAAATAACATCTTACTTATTTTTTCTGTAGCACCACCATATGAATTTAATTTAGATGAACTTGTTCCTGACATTAAATCTCTAACTTTTTGCATAGTTAGCTGTGTCCACTCTCTATCAATAAGTCCTAATACTTTTCCTTTTTCTAAATTAGTACCAAACTTAGAACTTCTTTGAATCATTTTTTGCATTTGACCTGCAGTTGCACCAGCAGCAGTCCAATACATTAAATCAGTTTCTTCATCACCAAATAAAATACCCCCAGTTGCACCCATACCAGCACCTACTAATGGTCTAACAGTTGCAGATAATAAACTTCTTACTGCCCAATCAATTGTTGTCTCATCTTTTTTTAATGCTTCTAATATTTTTGTATTTCTATTAGCAACTAACTCACTCC